AAACGTATCTCTAAATTGACGAAGCGTATGCGTGAAGCAGAACGTCAAAAAGAAGCTGCGTTGACTTATTCAAGATCCGTTCTGACTGAGCAAAAAGATCTAAAAACACGTTTAGCTAAATTAGACGGTGGTTATGTTAAGGAAATGGAAGATCGAATTACTTCCAGCACAACTGCAGCTCAATCCAAGTTACAATCGGCTAGAGAAGCAAATGATATTAAAGCTGAAGTACTTGCTCAAAAAGAAATTGCTAAATTAGGTTATGAAGAAGCAAAACTTGCTGATTTAAAAACCAATAGAGATGAAATACAAAAAGCTGAAAAAGAACGCGCAACATTAAAAGAAGGAATGACTGTTCCTGCTGGGCCGACACCGACACCTGATGCACAGGCGACCGAATGGGCAGAGCAAAACGCGTGGTTTGGTAAAGATAATGCTATGACCTACACGGCTTTTGATATTCATAGAAAATTGGTGGAAGAGGAAGGTTATGATCCTCAATCCAAGGATTATTATGCAGAATTAAATCGCAAAATAAAACTTGAATTCCCCCATAAATTTGATAGTAATACAGAACAAACGACCAAACCCGTTCAACAAGTAGCTTCGGCTACGCGTGCGGGGTATAAATCAGGTCGCAGAACTGTGAAACTCACATCTTCACAAGTAGCAATAGCTAAAAAATTAAATGTGCCACTTGAGGAATATGCGAAACAATTAGATATCGTGAAGGAGAGCATATGAAAAAAGATAAACCGACTGTAGATTTAAAAACTGCAGAAGAAGTAGTCAAAACCCCTCGCGCTTCCACAACTAGAGAAGCTGAAAAGCGTCCTGTTGAATGGAAAGAACCATCATCTTTAGATGCACCGCCTGCGCCAGATGGCTTTAGGCACCGATGGATAAGAACTGAAAGTCTTGGTTTTCAAGATACTAAGAATATTTCAGGTCGATTACGTGCTGGTTATGAATTAGTGAGAGCTGATACATATAAGGACGGAGGCTATCCGGTGGTTGAAGACGGCAAATTCAAAGGCGTCATTGGAGTTGGTGGCCTGTTGCTGGCCAGAGTGCCCGAAGAGATCGCAGCAGCTCGTTCAAAATTCTATGCTGATAAAGCATTGGAAAGAGACGAAGCTGTTAAAACCGATTTACTGAAGGATCAGCACCCGAGCATGCCTATCAATGTTGAGAGGAGCTCACGTGTAACCTTCGGTGGTAAGAAAAGTTAATTTTTAACAGTTCTGTATCAACGAATTTTTAATATAAACCGTCCATGGATATGGACAAACGGAGGATAATATGGCTAATCAAGATGCCGCTTTCGGTCTTAGACCGTTAAAGACAATTGGTCAGCAAGATGATTCCACAGGACAATCACAATACTGGATTGATGCAGGTGATGCTAGTACAATGTTTCAAGGTTCATTAGTAGGTGGAACTACTGGTGGATATGTTGACATTTCAAGTACTTCATATGCATTAAATCTAGGAGCGTTCTGGGGATGTTTTTACGTTGACCCAACAACCTTAAAACCGACGTGGAAGAACTACTATCCAGGGGGTATAACACCTCCTTCAAGTAAAGATATCGAGGCTTTTGTTTATGACAGCCCTTACCAGATGTTTGAAATTCAATCAGCTAATTCAGGTGCTTCTGCACAAGCTGACATTTTCATGACTATGGACCTCGATTCTAATAGTGGTAGTACTACGAACGGAATATCCAGCGCTGAATCATCAGACACTTTTGCTGCAGCGCCTGGACAACTTTTCAATATCGGTGTTTCTAGAGATCCAGAAAATGACGAAATCGGAGCAGCTAATGTAAATTGGCGTGTTCAGGTTCGTCAACATTTACTTGGTTCTGGAACCACTGGTGCAGCTTAATAGGAGTATAAAAACATGGCAATATCACGACAACAACTAGTTAAAGAACTAGAACCAGGTTTGAATGCACTATTCGGCCTGGAATACAAACGATACGATCAAGAGCATAAAGAAATTTATGTTCAAGAATCATCTGACAGAGCTTTTGAAGAAGAAGTAATGTTATCTGGATTTGCAAATGCGTATGTTAAACCGGAAGGTTCAGCAGTTGCTTTTGACAATGCTCAGGAAACATTCACTGCAAGATATACTAACGAAACAGTAGCTCTTGCATTTGCTTTAACTGAAGAAGCAATGGAAGATAATCTGTATGACAGACTCGCGTCTCGTTATACAAAAGCACTAGCGCGATCAATGGCGAATGCAAAACAAATAAAAGCAGCGACACCATTGAATCAAGGGTTGCCTTCTGTAGACAACTATGATTCAGGTGATGCAGTTTCTTTGTTTAACACGTCGCATCCGATCATCGCTGGTACTTTCAAAAATACGTTATCAACTCAAGCAGACCTTAACGAAACATCATTAGAACAAGCAATGATTGACATTGCTGCAATGACTGATGAAAGAGGTTTGAAAATTGCAGCTAGAGGAATGAAAATGATTGTTCCTACAGCAAATCAATTTAATGCTGAAAGATTGTTAAAATCTCAAGGTAGAGTTGGTACAGCTGATAATGATATCAATGCTCTTAAGAATATGGGAATGGTCCCTGAAGGATATAGAGTAAATCACTATTTAACAGATACTGATTCTTGGTACCTTATTACTGACGTTCCTAATGGAATGAAGTATTTTGAAAGATTACCAATCCAAACTAAAATGGAAGGTGATTTCTCGACTGGAAACGTAAGATACAAAGCTAGAGAAAGATACGTCTTTGGCGTATCCGACCCTAGAGGAATATTTGGCGTTGAAGGTACTTAATATTTAATATATATTTAGAGGGCGGTCTTCGGATCGCCCTCTTTTTTTATGGATGTGATTATGAAAAAATTTAGAATACAAATACGAGCATATGACTATTATACTGATTTTGTTATGGAATCAGAGGATAATGCTATAGATATTGAGAAAGCAATACTTGACAAGCTAGGACAAAAAGATGTAAAGTGGGAAAAAGATGGATTTAGTGATTCATCCAGGAGAAAATGGATAACCTATGAGGAGGTTATAAATGACTCAAGACCTATACAATACGAAACGGTCCTTGGAACTAGAGTGGCAACAGGAACACCTGAAGGAGGGCAAATATAATATAAATATGTCTTATATCGATAAAAAAATTCAGGAAATTGTTAAAGAAATCATTGCCAAAGAGTTTGAAGCGGATACTCTTCAAACCAAAATACACGACGCCAAGCCCGAAGTTTCGATAGCCACTTAAGCGCTATCAAAAATCAACTTTTACCACAGGAACCTTGCACTCTTTTTAAAAAAGAGCTATAGATTAATTACTATACAATTATTAATAGAATGTAGACGAGTATAGTCGACGGCCTAGAGACTACGTTCAACAAACTAGGAGGATTTAATTATGGCAACAACAACATTTAATGGTCCGGTACGATCCGAAAAAGGATTCATCCAGGTCAATAAAAACACTTCAACAGGAGCTTATACTGCAAGAGTTCTGGGACTAAAACCAGATCTTACGAGTCTAACTGCAACTGTAGTAGCAACATCAACACCATTAACTTATACGGCTAATGTAATTACGGTCAACAATTACACAGGACTCGCGGCACAAGCTGTTACTTTACCTGCAGCGACAGTAGGAACTATTGTAGTTCATGCTCAATCAGATGATACAACTGGTGGTACAGCTATTCTTACTTTTACATGTGCAGGAAGTGATGTTTATAGAACTGGTTCAAAAGTGGAAAGTAGAGCCGCTGGAACAGTTCAAACTATTTCTACGTCTGCAGCAACAAATACGATATTGACGTACACACCTGCGAATGCAGCAACTAATAGTTTAACTCATGGTTGTTATCTGTATTTTACATGCTATGAAAAAGGCACTTGGGACTTTGCTTTTGACTTAGCAGCAGGACCTACCTTTGACACAGGTGCGGCTGCTTGGAGTTAATAGATAAATAATGTGAGCTCCTTCGGGAGCTTACAAGATTAGGAGAAAATAATGGCAAATGTAACCAATGTAAAAAGTAAATTTTTTGGAGCAGTGGATGGATTAGATGCTGATGGAATTTCTGTAGCAGCTACTATTGGGAGTGCAACAACTTTAACTCTTGGAGGAACATTAACGTCTGGAGGTAGTTATACATCCGGCGATAATATTGGCCAG